TAATCTAGTTTCAAGAGTATCGAATACCTTTCTATATAGAGTATTGAAATCATTATCAGAATTTTGACCGACCCATTTTCTCATAGCAGACCAGTTTTTGTCTGCCATCATGTCAATCAAAGGTGTAAGTTTTTCTTCTGATAATGTCGCTAGTAGGCCACTATCGATTACACCTGATGCACCGTATCGTTGAACTTCGTTGATACATCTTCTGAAATCTGGAAAGAACTTCATGATGAGTTCTACTAATACTTTCTCATTGAAAGTTATGTTTTCATTTACACATATTTGTTTTAATCTATCTAGTCCTTCAACTGCAAGTTTTTGTTTCTCACTGTTAGGCATAGTAAAATCTATAACAGTGCATCTACTATGAAGTGGTGCAATGATACGATTCTTGTAATTACATGTAAAGATGAATCTACAGTTTGATGAGAACTCTTCTATAAAGTTTCTCAATGCAGGTTGCACTGACTCAGCAGATATGTAATCTGCCTCATCTAGAATTACAACTTTAGGACCACCAGATAGTGATACTGTAGATGCAAAGTTTTTGATTTTTGTTCTCAAAGTATCGATAAGACGACCCTCATCAGAACCATTTATTATGATATAGTCTGCACCAAGTTCATTACACATCGCCTTAGCGATAGTAGTTTTACCTGTGCCTGCTGTGCCACATAATAGTAGATTAGGTATCTCTTTGTTCTGAACGAACTCTTTGAACGATTTCTTGACCCCTTTGGGTAGTATAGTCTCATCAATTGTTTGTGGTCTATACTTTTCTACAAATAAAAATTCTTGTCTCATAATTAAAAGGAACAAACCCCTCCGAATGTTCGTGCATCTGACCAATGATGAGTTTCAGATACTCCCATGAAAGTAGCGGAGACTGGCACTATTTCACACATAATTATATATATTAAGCGTTGTAAGAACTATCAGGTTCTAGTGCAATAAAGTATTCTAAGTCTATATCTTTATTCTTGAAATTAGATATACCTTTAGAAGATACTGCAACTGTATAGTTGCCGTCTAATACTTTCAAATTCTCTATTTTAAAGTTCATTGTAAATGATGAACCATTGCCCTCACCGACAGTTCTAGAGAATGTATTCGAAGTTGCGTTCTTTTTATCTGTGACTTGGAACTCAATCTTTGTGCCATCAGAAGTCAGAACTAAATCATTTACGCCAAGAACACTAGCAGCTTTCTGCAATTCGTTCAATAGTGTAGATGATAAGTCAATTGATATCTCTGCATCTGGCATTGTTATCATCTTCTCTGGTGACATCACCATACCTTCTGATGCATAGAAATATGTTAATGAAGTATCTGAATCTGCAATACTCAATGACGCTTCATTGAAGTTGTAGTCTGGATTCTCCATAAGACTTGTTGCACCTAGAAATTCTACTAGGTTGTATATACTAAACTCTTGATTAAATGTTTCTGGAACATTTGCAACAGCAAGTATGTTTTTCATATTAGATATCGTTTTTAATTGATTGCCTGAATCAACTTTGATACCTGAATTTATTGTAGCGAAGTTCTTCAAAATCGCCTTAGTTTCATTTGAGATTTTCATTTAGTCTCCTTAAATAAATCGTGATTATGTAAAGCGAAGAAACCATAATGGATAATCTTCAACAGGTCGGCCCGATTATAACCGTCCTTCTTTCCGTATCTTTGGGCATATTTCATAATATTCCCAATACAAAAACCTTCACCGTGCCCACTATCAATAATGAACTCGGTAGATTGATATTTGTCCTTTGAGTAATGTTTAGCGTATGTCTTATCTACATACGAAGCAAACTCCTTGAGGAGTTTGTCTTCGTTGTATTTGTAATCTATCTTACTCATCGTATTCATTATACTCTGAGTCAGCATTTTCTTCAAGGGGGTTTTCAGAATCAGTTTCTAAATGAACACCCTCATCGACTTTAGTGTAGAGGTCAAGAACAGCGTTTCTAGTATCTTCATCGAATCTAGAGATACACATTGTTATTGACTTCAACTTGTCATTGAACATTCTGTAGGCATTGACAATGTGAACAAGTCTTCTAGTAGTAATGACATCATCGATGGCACCCTCGTAGTAAGTCTTTCTGATTATGTCAGCCCAATCGACTAGTTTCTTACAGAAGTCTTCATCGACATCACCACTCAATGCCATTTCTTTTTTAAGAATGTTTCTCTCAGTAGTCACTGGAGGATATTCTTGTTGCATTGTGATAGCGAATCTTTCTAACATCGCCTCGTTCATGATTTGAGTCCCTATGAACTTGCCATCTTCTGAACCTTGACCTTTAGTGTTAGCAGTCGCAACGATTGTAAACCCTGGTGTCGGTGTCACCCACTCACCAGTCTTCTTGATAAGGTAACCTTTACCTTCAAGAACTGATTGTAAACACATTAGTTTGTTAGACCCTAAGTCTACTTCATCAAGAAGTAAGACAGCGCCTTTTCTCATCGCCTTGATAACAGGACCTTCTCTGAAAGTAATGTTACCATTCATTAGAGTGTGACCACCCATTAAATCATCTTCATCAGTCTCGATGGTGATGTTGACTCTGAAAAGTTCTCTCTTCAATTGAGCACAAGTTTGTTCAATCATAAGAGTCTTACCATTTCCTGAAAGACCTGTCACGAAAACAGGGAAGAAAATTTTAGACTTGATTATGTTCTTGACATCTTTGAAGTGCCCAAAAGGAACATAGTTTGACATCTTCTCTGGAATGATTTTCACATTATCATCGATGATGTTGACTTTCTCAGTTTGAGCTGCAACTGGCATCTGACTTGTTTGAACAACAGGTTGAGGTGCAACACTCACTGGTGCAGGTTGAGGAACAGCAACAGTAGTGCCGTTGTTATCAACTGCAAGTATCGGTGAAAGATTGAAAACAGAACCATTCTTGAAATTGTATCTGTTTGATTTCAACCAATACGGAAAATGCCCTAACGAATCAAACTGTTCTTTGGTGAACTGTAGTTGATTAGGGTATTTTGATTTAAGAGCTTGAATAAACTCTTTTCTATCAGGCGTCATATGGAAATTTTTGCCGTCCACATTGACAGATTCGGCAGGGTTATAAGTCCACTTACTCATATAGTCTCCTTTTTTATTAGTAAATTTCTCATCAGTTATTATGGTACTAAAAAGTGATGGTCATTGTCAACCACCTATTCTATCTCCTTTAATAATCTCTTCATATCAATATCAATAGATGTCTTCTTACCTTTTCTCATCGTCCAGTAAGAATCATTATTGACCCAATATCTAAATGCTTTACATTCAACCTTTTCTGTAGAACATTCAGATTGTCTATCACAATCAAACTTTACACATGGTCCTTTACCGACCTGTTGTATAGCATCTTGAAACTTGTCTATGTTTAGTGTGTCTATTCTTTGCATTATGCAATCTCCTTTATGAATTCATTTGTTAAGAATCTCGAAGTTGTTTTGCCTTTCTGATTTCTTTTGAAGGCGGCGGTCACTCTGTTTTTGTTTGCACCAATGAACTCTTCGCCAAGTTCATCATCACCTGTTGTCGCAAGGTTTGTAGCGGCAGTGCAAAATAGTTTGTTGTAGCCTTTGACTTTGATTACAGAACCTGTCTTCTTCATATCATTCCACATTTTAGACTGTTCATCGTAATACATGCCAGTGCCTTTTGTAATATATTCAGCACTATTCATCCAGTCTCTCTTGGTTGAGAAAACAAAGTAGCCTGTCACTGTGACATTACAAGTTTTAGATAACCACTCTAGAATGTTTTGAGTTCCCTCAAAGTCATTTCTGTAATAGTAGTTGTCGCCACTCTTATCTTCATAGATGAAAGTCTTGTTTGTGTATGGGTCAAGAATATATCTCTGAGAATTGTATCTCCACTCATCACCAATTTGTGACTTGATATCTGCATGTTCTTCAGCAGACTTGCCAAGTAAATCAGAACTGTGACTGAACCCATCGGTGATTACAGTCAAGATTGATTTTTCAATATTGTATTTTGTGTTGAACTCTGGTAAGAATTTTCTCATAGCAATCAAGGTGTGGTCAAGAGGTGTGCCACCCAATCTGTAATTGTATGGTTCTAAGTTGTCATTGAACTTCCAGTTCCAATAGTTGTTTGAATCATCACAATCAAAGTAGTTGATAGAACCCAATACCTTGTTATATTCATCAGCAATTTTTCTTTGTTTCGCACTGCCGTCCCATGAATACTTTAGGTCACCATGAATTCTGCCAACAATGATAGTTGAAAGATAGTTCATCATCTCAATGTATTCTCTAGACTTCATTTCATTAGAAAGAACTTCTACAAGTTTCTCTTCGCCTCTAGAATAGTAAGAATCATCATCACTCTTAACAACTGAATCTGAGAACAAATAAACTCTGAAAGGTATTTGAACTTTATTACAGAACTCTGCAAGAATGATTGATTGTTCTAGAATATCTTTGACTTCGTTATTGATAGAACCAGACCAGTCGACCATGACATTGACACCATGGTTCTTGCCATCAGGTAAGTAAGTCACTCTTTTGAATATATCATCTA